TGAGTGTAATGAGAGACAAAAGAAAATACAAGAGATGAGGGGGGAATGATGAAATGTGAAAGATGTGGTGAAGATGCTTGGTATATTGGGAAAGATATTCAAGTATGTAGAGAACACCATACTGCCTATTTATTTGAAATGCAGGAAAATGAACATCAAATATTACAAACCAAACTAGACACAGCAATCTCTGCCCTCAAAAAACTCCGTCACATGGATACTTGGCAGAATGTAAAACAGATTAATGATTTTCTAGATGAAACAATTAAGGAGGTTGAATGACTACAGAAGAAGCTAATGAAATTATTGCTAAGTTTATGGAATACAAGAGTTGTTATAGCTGCAAAAAACTAAAAACAGAATTTGTGAAACCTGAGACTTCCTACTTCTGTGACTATACGGAATTTTGGGACAACGAACCTTGTGATGAATTAGATATGGAATATATTAAATTAGATTACTCCATATCTCTCGACTCCCTTGTGCCAGCAATCAAGAAATACTCTGAAATAGAATGTAAGTCGGGGCGGGTAAAACTTATATACAACTTGACTCGATGGACGTTTACCGATGATAACCCTGCTGAATATTTATCAAAAGAATTGGCAAAAGCTATACAAGAGTTGAGGGAGGAATGATGGGGCTTGATTACGGAGGAATTAGCGAATCGGGTATTAGAGATTTAGAATGTCAAAAAATGTTCATGATGGAAGATCGAGTTGAAGAACTTGAGGATAAACTAAAAACCTCTATTTCTGCCTTAAAAAAACTCCGTCACATGACTACTTGGCAGAGTAACCAGATTAATGATTTTTTAGATGAGACTTTGAAGGGGGTTGAATGAAAGAGATATTTTACAGAACGACAAAGAAAGAGAAAGGGGTATTGAGTATAATCGCAACCCAAAAGGTCATCGATGGGTATACAGAGGGGGGATACATGTATGCTATATTTACCTCAAAGCACTTGATAGCTACTGGGAACATATCTTGCCATAAGTTTAGCGAGGTATCTCCTGTAAGCGACATAGGTATAACGTTAGATAATTTCATTAAAAGATATAATAATGAATAACCCAAAACGCTGCAAATTAGAATACTGGAGGGATATGTGAAGATATTAAAAGGCACGTTAGTTATTGCAGAAGTGGATGACTGTGGCAGGAAGCTTAATACTTTCTCGTGTGATGGATTCTTACCAACGGGGAGGGATGTTATCATCACTGGTCGAGAAAATTATATTACTCTGGTTGGCTTAGTAGGCAAACTAGAATTAGCTTTGGGAATTGCGGAGGAGGCTTTGAATACTACATCTAAATGTGACAGCACTAGAGGTTTATGCCATTGCAAAATATGCACAGGTGTATCCATTGAAGCACTTGAGCAGATTAAAGAGACAAAGGGTAGTGATGAATAAGCGAACGACGCCTGAGGAGGAAAAAAAGTGATGCAATGTTCCCTGTGTAACAAACACGGCAAAGCTCCTCGACTAAATGATGTCGTAACGTATTGTAGAGTATTAAAAACGTGGCTTTGTTTTTGGCATGCATGCCGATTCGGCTGTGAGTGCCACTAAGCAGCCATCAGGAGATGGAATGAATAAGCGAATGGCGTTTATTGGGAGGATGTTATGCTACATTGGCTTCCATCGAAAAAAGACAATCCAACTTTTTGGCAATGTTAATTATAGTGTATGTGAGAGATGTCTTGCTGGTCACCCATATATAACGGGAGAATTTTAATGAATAAGCGAATGACGTTTGAAGATGTATTACGGCCAATAGCGTTCGTGGTAGGAGTGGGGGCAGTTATGACCTTGTTTCTTTACATGTTTCTAGTAGTATTAATACCTCCAAACCAACAAATAAACCCTTACTCATGGGAGAGGGACTATCAGAAATGCTTTTATTTTTTAGGGAGATGTAAATGAATAAGCGAATGACGTGGAAAGAGTGGTGTGAGGTTAATGATAGGTCAGTAAAAGCACAACATTTGTTTATGTTTAAAACATGGACCTACCAACAGTCCCACATCGACAAGCTAGAAGCCGAGAATAAGGCGTTGAAAGAATCAATCAGCACTTGGATATCCTATATTAGGAAATTACTTGAGTTGTTAGGCTTTAGCGGATTTACCGAAGAACAGGTTAGGAGAAAAATGGATGAGATTTTAAAATGAAAGATGAACTACATTTTGTATTTGATGCAATTGTGTTTTTTATAGCTCCAGCAACAATGCTGATAAATTGGGTTTTGAAATGAGCAGCCTCGCACATTTAATAATCAACACCCTATTATGCATACTAATTATTATTAACATGTTGTTCTGGAAGAGGGGTTTTTGAAATGATGGATGATGATGGGAATATAAATGAATTTGTTTATGACTATATATTACCCATGGCCTGTGTGGTTTTTGTGATCATCGGGTTGTATGTTGGAGTTTGGGATGAATGAGTTAAGACAAATAATAAGACATTATGGAGATGTTCCTCAATTAGTGAAAAGCATTGAAGAGTCGGCAGAGTTTATTCAGGCCATGACTAAATACCTTGGCGATGCTAAAGAGAGAGATCATGTCATTGATGAGATGGCAGATCTATTTGTCATGTTAAAACAAGTTGCAATTATTCTACATATTCCAAAGGAACACATCCAAGAAAGGATGGATTTTAAGATAAAAAGAACCCTTGATAGGATTAAAGATGAATAATCAGAGTCGTGAACCATCTATCTATATTTATACTGTGCGTAGTGTTAGCTCTTTTTGTAGTTTTGTTTTTTAATGTTAGAATATCAGAGCTAGGAGACAAAATAACAAAGGAATGTAATTATGGAAAAACTTATAGCTTACAGTGATCTTCATTTTCATAGCCCAGGTAGACACGCTTGGCCTCATGGAATTGATGCTTTAGAATTTGGTGAAAATGTTATTCATGCCTCTGATTGTTTCGAGTTTAAAAACATTCCATATAAAAAAGTGATTCATTATAAAGAAGAATTCAGGGTTTTCCTTAATAAATGCAAGCTTACTAATACTGTTTATGTTGCCTCTAACCATGGCGTATCAGTCGAAAGGGACATGGTTGGTGAATATTTCATAGTTAAAGAATTCAATGGAATAAGAATACTTGTAACTCACGGCCATAGACTTTATTGGAAGGAGAAAAAATATACGAAGTGGGAAAATAAAAAGCCTGGAAAGGGATGGTGGAAACTACAATGGATCTCAATGAAAAATGGATCTTTCAATGAAAGCTCACCTAAAAGACCACCGCAATATGTAATCGATGAGTGCTTAAGACTTTGTAAGCTCAATGATTGCAAGGCCATCATCTTTGGCCATACCCACCATACTGCTGACTTTATGGAGCAAGGAATAAGAATTATAAACGTAGGCCGTGGCCGTACTGAGCTTTGGTTTTAATATGAAAGAAATATTCTTATTGTATGCAATGAGCTTTACAGGCGTTCCTTATTTATGGGGAGGAAACTCTGTTATGGATGGAGTTGATTGTTCTGGCTATGTCCAGGAATGTTTAGCAGCGATTGGTGAAGATCCTCCTGGAGATCAAACTGCTCAAAGCCTATACGATTATTTCGAAAGCAAACAACGGTATTCGAAGCGTAGAAGCTTAGAAGGAAGGATTTTGTTTTTCGGCAAAGATATAGACCATATTACTCACGTGGCAATCGCTCTCAATGATCATTTAATGATAGAAAGTGGTGGAGGTGATAGCACCACTGAGACACGCGAGGATGCAATTAAGAGAAGGGCAATGGTAAGGGTTAGGCCTATCTCCAATAGAAGAGATCTCGTTGCTGAAATAGCGTTATTCTAATGTATAACGATGCTGCTTTTATAATATTCGTAATACTTGCTGCCTGGGCATTTATTGGAATGATCAAATAGTATAAAAATTACATTCTCCATGATGGAAAATTCGATAGATGGTATTATCACTAACATTTTATTTTTAAGGAAGTACCAGATGAAAACAGAGAAAATCGTAATTGAAGGTAGTGATATGACATCAATTGAAAAAGACCTTGCCATGCTACACCAAATAGAAAAGATACTAAATACTGGGCCAATAATTGGCGAGGCCAGAGATGTCATCCTAGCACTATCAAGAAACTTATTAATTAGAGATCTATTTATAAGCACAATGGGAATATCAGAAAAAGAGAAAGAAAGAATATTTCAACAGGCCAACGACTTCATGGAAGAAAACGATAAAAAAATATTAAAAACAAGAAAAACGGAGAAGAAATGAGCATAGATGAAGCAGTTGAGCAAGTCTATTATTGGCAATACTCCAACACTGGGAGTTTCTTTAACCAGTTAATCACGCTATTTCAAAAAGCTGATGGTAACAATATAAAAAAGCTAAACTCTGCTTATCCTGAAATCTTTTTGGCCATAGAGATGTGGAAAGTGGCAGGAGATAATGGCGATGATTTATTTAGAGATTTTGGATTAATGGAATAAAAAAACAAATACTTTTTATAGGAGAACGAATTGCATTTTTCTCACACAAAATCAGGGATAAAAAAACACTCCTCTATGGCAAAAAGCAAAGGGAGATTTCAGGGAATCGCTGAATACAACCACAGGTATTGCAAAGCAAGAGAGTGGGCACTTAAAGAGGCCTTTGCTTTCATTAGAAATCTTGCCTACAAAGAGCATCATATAGGTGCATTGAATTTTATAAAAACAACAGAAAAAGAATTGTTAAATATTTCGAGAGAAGAAAAATGACTGAATTAAATAAAACTCTCCGTAAAATAAACAAATTACTCACTCCTCTCTGCACTCTTAACTGTCCAGACAAAGTTAACGAGAGATGCTGTGATAAGATGTTTTGCAGAGAAACAGAATCTCATTTAAAAACACTTAATAAAAACTACTCAAAGCCAAACTATAAGAACGTTCCATACTTGAGTGAAACTGGATGTATAGTCCCAATAGAAGAACGACCATTTTGCACAATGTTTGCCTGTGAACATGCCACAAAAAATGAAACTGATATGAAGAAATGGGTAAGGCTTCAAGATAAAGCTAAGTATTTTCTAAAGGAGAATCGATGAAAATTACAGTAAATGATATATACGGAACGGAAGTAAGTCTTTCGATGAGCAATTCTGGATATTATAGATTTGATTTTAAAAACGAAAGAGACTTTCCTGAACGTGAGCATATGGGAGATAAGATCCCAAACTGCCTTAGTTTTGATGAAGACGAAGCCAGGATTTTACACCATGCTTTAAAATTAATGATTGAGAAAAATCAATGAAAAAACAACCAAGCAAACACCGATTCTTAAAAGCAAAAGGATATTCCTACATCATCCAAGGGGAAACATTTAAAACCCTTGATGAGATTGCTGTAAAATGGAAAGTGAAACAAGCAACTGCCTGGTCATGGACAAAGAAAGGTAAAACTCCAGATGGAGATATTATAAGAAAAATAACGGAGATACTTTAAATGAGCTTCCAATCAGTTCATTACGAAAGACTAAAACAAGATTACAGAAATCTCATGGAAAAACATAGAGATACGCATGTTAAGATTTCAGATTTAAAATCTGCACTAATGGAAGCTAAAGAGGTCATGAGACATGTTAGAAGCAAAGCTTGCGTATGTGCAGAATGTCTTTTATTAAAAGAGCAGATCAAGAAGATAAAGGAGATTTTAAGATGAAAAGTAAATATGACTATTGCACTAATTTTGTAAATAGACACAGAGTTAAAACCATTGATGGAATTTATAGGCATAAAGAATCTGGTAAACTATTAAAGCTTCGTAACATGTACTATCAAGGCATGATAGACGGAGAAACCAATAAACCGTTTGATACTTACGAAGGAGAGATTACTATGAAAGGGGGACCATCTATTAAGAAATGTTCAATAGATTTCCATGAGTTTTCCGAATATGAATTAATTTTTACATTAGGAACACAGAGGGGATTTTTAAAGGAACAATCATGATAAGTAAAGAATTCAAAGAGAGGAATAATGATTACACCCGAAGTGATAAGTAAATTTTTCATAGATATGGCAATAGTATTCAATATTGTCGCAACGGCTTGTTACTTAATTTACAGGATTATGAGATGAGTGATAAATTTAGACCTTTTATATATCCAAGACAATTTAATCAACTTGTTCTAGCTGGTCATTCACAAAGCGATTATTTGATAAATGTAGATATCAATAATGAAAAAGATGATTTGATGGATAAAATAAAAGGTCTGGAAGCAAAACTAGAAATAACTACTCTCGCACTCAAAGACATCAAACGAAGCGGCTACACCTTCCTTGAAAGAAACCAAGTGATCGATCAGGCAATGAGGAAGTTGAAATGAGTGACATGGAAAGAATAAAAGACGTTGTTAACCAACACTCTAGAGTTATTAAACAACAACAAGAACAAATAAAAGAGTTGCAGAGTTGCGTAGCTTTTTTGATGGATGATCCAGATCACTCGATCGATGCTATAGCAACAAGAAAAAGAAGAATGGAGAATTTCAAAAAAGGCTTTGAAACTGGATTAAAAGAATATGGAAATAAATAAAGTGAGTGAAATAAAATCAGAATCTCATGGATTTGATGTAATGATGAAAAAAGAATTTGGAGATGATTATAACCGCAGGAACTATACCTCAGTTGAAATGGTAAGAGTGTGGGCCAAGCAAGAATATATAATCAGAGAAACAAAGAAGAAGCTATCTCTTGCCTCGAAGGTCATCAATGGATTATGGTTTGCGAATGGAGATTCCTTGCATGAACTTGAAGCACAAGGCATATTTTTGACCAGTGAAGAACAAAAGATATTAAACAAATACGAAATATAAATAAAAAAGGCCCCCTGGAAAAATCCCGAAACCAAGGGGCCAATCGCATATAACACCGTACATGGAAGCATAAAATAATTATCCCATTCTTTTCTAATTAATCAAGGAGAAACCCGATTTTCCCTGATTAATATGAAGCTTGAATCAATAAACTTTTGATGATTATCTTTAAAGTTGATTACTTCAGTTGTCCATTCTTTACACTTCCTGGAGAACAACTTTCTTTTGACGCAATATCTATAACAAAACTTGCCTTCGTGATTTTCTGTTTCAAAACTATGGCATGGGACGTAGCGTCTATTTTGAAATTTCCTGATAAAAGGTTTTGAGAAAGAGGAACAACTCATCAGAATAATGGTCAACCCTGCTATCATCACGATCAACCCTTTGCTTGGCCATCTCATTTTCATATTTACTTTTGAGATCATAGAATTTCTCCTTTTTCTTCTGAGAGTAATCAGGTGTTTTCTCCATGTACTTCGATGCTAGTGCGAGAGCTAAATTCACCCATTCAATCATATGTCCTCCCCTGTTGGAACAGTCTCACAGTAGCCTGATGTATTAGCAGTGGTACACGTAGGGCCTTTAGTGAAATCTATGTCTGTTGTTATGATAAAAGGAGAACGAATTGGTGAAATATATGTTTCGTGTGCAAACAAGTTAACTAATTCATGATGCAACTTTCTAGCATCCTCAACCGTAAGCATCACATCTTTTCCATAAATCTCAATCGTAATTGACTTAACTTTCACCTTAAACTCCTAAAATAAAAAAAGCGAGAAGACGTTTAATCTCCTCGCTCATAAAGGGCATAAACCCAATCATTAGAATCAACACTAGTTTTATCCAAAAGGACGTGGTTTTGTAAAACTTTTTACGCTTCACCTTTTACCTTGTTAACCAGTTCTATTGATCTTGTGATCAAAGAATATGCATCTTCAACGATTCCAATTCCATCTTCAATAAATGCTTCGAGACTATCATTAACGAGATCCAGCTTTTTCTTTAGTGCTTCCTCAAGTTCTATTCTCTCACTAGCATCTAGTTCCATGAGTTCTTTCTTGATCATCTCGAAGTCAATTGATCCCATTGCTGCAACTTCATCAAGAAGACCTGTGATAAGCATGTAGCGCGCCATCCCTTTTGTTCTACCAATTTGATCACCAATATTTCCGATCTCAGCAGCAAACATTAGTAGTGGAAGAATGTTTTTAATACCGTATTTTTTTTCCATGGATAACTCCTATTTGTTTTTGTTCAGAAGGTATTGATAAATTTCCTTCTGGCCATTGTTTAGTTTTTCTAATTGTCCCTGAATGATATTGAACTGGACATCGTCTAATTTTTGATGTTCTACTTTCCAGGTTTTCAAGGAAGAAATATCAGTATCAAACCCTCTAAGGATTCCTGACAAAGAACCTACGATAAGAATAATGAGACTAATAATAAATCCTTTTATCATTTTGGAGCTCCAGATTACTTACATGAATCGATAGTAGCTATCATATCTATTTTATCAGTTTCCGTAATTAATACACCATCAGCAGTTAAGGCAGCGATCTCTTCACTAGCACTATCAAGTGATCCAGTATCGATTAAGTCAATGATATCTTTGAAGTCTTTAACGAATTGCTTTACTTGAGCTTTTGTCAATCCTTTAGAATAATTAAGGTAGAACATCTTCTTTTTTACTTTATCTGCACAACGAAATCTTTCATCAATGCCTTTTTCGATTGCTGCTTTTTGAAGGTCAAGAGTTACTTGAGCAACAACTGCTTCTAATTGAAGGAGTTTAGTTTCAACTGCCGAGTCAAGGATGTTTCTAACGAACACCTTGGCATTTGGTTGTTGTAGCCCAGTCTCTTCCATTGCCATTCTTAAATCAGGCAGCGCATCGAATCTTGCTTGCCAAAGTATTCTTCTCTTATCATCTAAAATTCTGCCTCTCTCAATGACCAGATAGTTTTGCTCATTAGTTAAAGCTAGTTTTTCTGCAAGCTTTTCATCTAAGATTAATTGATCAGGAGTTTTTAGATCTTCTTGCGCTTGTTTATCAGAGAGCAATTGCACTTTTTCAACCTGAAGATCATCTCTCTCAATTACAAGATCATTAATCTCATCTTGAAGAACTATAATTCCAGGATCTTCTTCAGGTAAAGCATCTCGCTCTACTGCTTTGGAATCAATTAAGGCTTGCTTCGCATCGATCTCGCCTTGCTTGGAGGTTATGTTCACATCAATTGCTTCAATCGCAGTATTGTAAGGAGCGATATCAGTTTCCTTTTCGTCAATCACGACTTGGATCGGTGCAATCTCATCCGGTATTTCCAGTTGTCTAGCATCGATCTCGATTACTCTCAGATCAATCTCTTCCACCGTCATAGAGAAAAGTGTTAATGGAAAAAGTAGCAGTATTAAATATTTCATCGTTATCCCCTTATCTTAGTTTAGTTATCACCATTGTACCGTTCAACATATAGTTTGGGGCCGTTCCACTACTATATACTCTTAACTCATAAGTCTTCGGCTCCGTTATTGAGAACCTATACTTTAGTCCTGACCGCATACCGCCTTGATTGGTAGAGTGGGTGATAATCGATGATGTTCTCAGCAATAGACTGTCCGTGAAGTTAAAAAACTCTGTGTATATCCAGTCACCTTTAGTTCCAGATACATCAGCTTCAATTAAGTAATCTCCCGCAGGGAAAGTGTACCTATCTAAAACTGTATCCGCTGTAACAAAAATATCTCCATGAGAACCTATGATGGGTATTGTGTCTCCAGGAGAAGCCGATGCCGATATACCGACACTTCCAGTTGTTCCGGGGGCTACTGATATATCAACTATTTGAACCTGTGTTTTTGCCACCGTTCCAACATACACCCCCGGAGCACGGGCATCTGCGCCTGACTTTTTAATACCGATCTGGAAAGCTTCCTGTTGATAACTTCCACTAGCGGCAGTATCCCATAAGTATACATTACACCCTGTTGCTGTAACAGTTGACAACGTGGAGGAAACCTCTCCATTAAAGGTCATTATGTCGATCTTTGGAGCGCTCGTTAATCCTAATGCAGAATAGTCTAAAATTTTGCCCAAAAATCTTGCTGCTCACTCTGTGGAAGGGCGTAGAGTTCAGGCATCCCTGCTGTCCAGCCTACGATCTTTACTGAAAAATCATATCTAATTGATTTCCCATCACCAATAGCGTTTCCATACAATGTACCCAAGTTATTATCATTAAATCTGACAGTAGTAGAAGATGAGGAGCTATTTGCCCAGACAGAAACAGGTTTACTTGTTCCGTTTGAATCAGCAGAACCTAGTGATAAAGAAAACCCATCAGTATCTATTTCTAGCCCAGAGGGTACTGCTAACGTAAGTACGGCCGCAGTCGTAGAGGTGCCTGTAGATATATTACCTTTTATATGTATGGTATCCCCAACTCTTCTATACACTGAATAATACACTATTGGACTGCTTCCCCAAGATGCTGACAATGTAGGGGTATAATCTTCCCACTCACTCAACCTATCTTCACCAGAGCGAACTACGTGGTCGGCATCTTTCTTTTCTTCAATTGTTAAATAACTAAACGCTGAGGATGCATTCAGAGTAAACCCAACATCTGCTCTTATAGATATCGTATCCCCTGCGGTTAATTCTCCCTTAGAAGATAAGTAGGACATTGCATTCCTAGTAAAGGCAGTGGAATGTTTAAATATATACTTGTAAAATGCTCCATTCTTATACAAAGCAAAGTTTGGTGCTAAATTCGCTGTCATGTTTATAGCAGCATTTAAATGAATAATAGAATTAGAATATTGAACAGTGTAATAGTTATCGCTGAACCCGCCACTAGTCCATCCAACACCACTACCATCAAAAGGAATATTCTCTGTGTCGGCAGTTATTGCTCTACCATCATTACCTTCAAGACCGACACTATTTCTAGTAATTAAACTGGAGGTAGAAATGGTGTCGTCGTTAAATATTAAATCGTCATAATAAGCTACGTAACCACCGGAATAATCTAAACACTCAAATTTTACTTTAGATCCTACGCTGGTAGAAATTACATTAAATAAGATCTCAAAAGGTATTGCATCTTCACTACTATCATAATCAATAATAGCTGATCCAAGAACATTGCTTACACTATCAAGAACACTGACCTCCCATTGGCCACCGTTTGCGATTCTAAACAAACCCTTCAAGGAATGAGTAGTATGAGCTTCAAGCTGTCGATCTGTGAAAGACGTAAGTGGCGATGTTACCGAATCATTCAGGGCCGTCGGAGTAAGCTTGTATGAACTTCCTCCAGAAATAACATTAACAGAGCTTTCAATAACTGGAAGAATGTTAACACCTGTCCATCCAGTAATATCTTGATCTTCAGCATCATAAATTGCATAAGTTGAAAGACTACCAACTCCTCCACTACCAAGCTCTGCCCAGGATGTTCCATTGTATTGATAGTAAGAAGGAGGAACATCAGAAACATAAACACAAAGGCCTGTATCTGGAGTTGCGATTGCATCTCTTTGCGCCTTACTCATTTCAGGGCAAAACTTAGATCCTTTAGTTGTTGAGAAAGGTTCAAAGAGTGAAGAGGCATCGAGAACACCAGCTCCAATCTTTAACTCTCCACCAATATCAACATTGCCTGTAGTGTTAACAGTGTTATTAAATAGAAACTCATCTGTCGCAGGGTTTACTGAGAGGATTGCAGAGTTTCCATCAGGAGCATAATCAAAGATAAGAGATCTATCACCAAGAGCACTTGAACCAAAATGAATATTGTCTTGAGTAAATTCTTTAAACCCACCTTCTGCAATAATCACCAAAGGAATTATCGCAAGTAGGGCAATTATTAATTTTTTCATCGTGGGAATCTCCTTATCTTCACGTATATTTTTCCATCAACAAAAGTACCTTGATCTAATTCACAAGTATAGTTCACATCAAGAGTTGCGGCATCTGTGATATCCATATCAATTAGTTTTGCTGTGCCATTAAGGATATCATTTGACCAATCGTATTTCCAAGTTGTGTTATTAAAATCATATACTGCTTTTAACACTGTGGCCTGTTGTCTGGTTACGGATCCATCTCGACCAGTTGCGAGAATTTCAGCAACAAATCCTCCATAAACTGCTCCATCCATAGTAAACATGTCCTGGGAGATCCCACCATGTGCCATGGCCAGATTAAGACTTGATTCTGATAATGACTCTCCATATATAGTCACTGTTCCATTTGATATCTTTATAGCTTCATCAAAAGATGCTGCGCCAACTTGCTTAGTTGAGATAACTAAATCTGTTCCTTGATTAGTATCGGTATGGTCCTCCGTTGCTTTAACTTCAATTTTAGCAACTTCAACTTCATCACCATTTTGATCGGTAGAACTAAAAGTTGTTGAACCAATCTTATCTAAATTTAATACCTGACCGTTGCCGGATTGCCGCCTCTTGTTAATAACAACATTAGCTCCATTAATGGAATCTTCTTGAATTGTTGTTTTAATTCCTGCTGTGGAGTCGGTGGCCTGAACGTGTAGAGTTTTATCAGGAGAGGCAGTGCCAATGCCTATCTTCCCACTTGGATCAATTCTAACGGCCTCTGTGAGTGCTGAACCATCAGTAGGAGTAGTGAGAATTGAAATGTAAGCTCCTCTCTCGGAACTGGTTACATCATCAGTTGAAATAACTCTTATCCTTGCCTGGACATAACCAACATCACTTCCATCTCTTCCTATTAGTTCATAGTCGCCTAGAATATCTCCAATTAAAGTTTGGCCTCCACCTAATACTCTAGATTTATCCATTTGGAGTTTAGGGCCTACACCATCATCAGATTTTTTAACGATTGAGAAAGTTCCCTCTGCGTTACCAAGAACCAAGTTCCCAGTAGCAGTATTGATTTGAAACATTTCAATGTCAGTTGTTCCGTCATACATCATCATTGAAATAAAACCACTACCAATATTTGTAGTGTCTACCCAGTAACCATACGTTTGAAGGTTTGCAGGCCTAGAAGTTCCAGAGAAACCAGACACAACTGCATCTTTAAATTCGTTTAGAAAATCTGCTAACTGGTTCCCTGACGTGACATTTGGTATTATCGTGTCCCAAATATTTTGTGACATATTTCATCTCCTTGAAATCATAATATAACAGTCTGTTTTCGACCATAACCTTTGCAACTAAAATCTGCCTGCCTGGAAACTGCTACATTATTCTTATCATAAAAGTTTATTGTAAATCCCGCTAGGGTTTTATTGCTCAATACAAAATAGTCACCTTGTTGCGCTGCATCTTGAGTAACTTGAATCGAAGGAGTAGTGCCAGGTCCAGCAAAGGCCGGATCGTAGACTACAGCAAGTCCTGGAGATGGAACTGTTAAGTTATTAAAGTCAACTGTTCTATCTGGCATATCAGCTTTTATTACTCCATCAAAAACCCTAGGCGAAATGCTTGGCTTTTTTGAAACAAGCTTAAGCCTAAATTGAAATATTCGACCTGTGAAATCTCCGATAGTAAACTTACGCCATGGTGTCCATTGATCTTGAGCACCTTCTGAAATTGGATCAATCGATGAGAGAGTTACCCAATCACTCATAACATTAAAACTCTCCGTTGATCTATAATGAGTTTCAACATCCCATTCACTAACTCTTGCACTTGTCATTAATACGACATCGGAAAGAGTTACCCAATTACTCATAATATCATCTTCAGAATAACCTTCAGCATCTATTAATGATGAAAGCCTTACTTCATGAATATCACCAAGATCAAGAAACTCACTATAGTAATAATAACCATCACTGTAGTATTGATCAGCAAGTTGTTCTTGGAGAATTAAAGCATCTCCTAATTTAACGACCTGATCCTTACTTCCAGTAACAGTTGGGAAATCATTAGTCTCTTCAATTACATTTAGATTAACTAGCTCTGGAATCGACGTAACAACACTTGCAGCAATGTCCGACTCATTATCATTCCAATCAACTGCTTTAATATAATAAGATCCGGTTCTAGCTTGAACACTACAAAGAGATGTGTTCCTGTCAACAATTTGAAGAGGAATAGAATTTTCCCAACTAGCAGTTAGCTTTGGAGAATATCTAATAAGGTAATGATCAATATCACAATCTGAAACCACTCTCCAATCTAACTGAAGAGTTTCATTTAGTATGTTTGCAAAGAGACCATCAATATCTGAAGGAGCAGTTGTCTTACTTGTTGGTGTCGCGGTTACGTCACTTACTTCACCAAGTGATAACTTGTTACCGTTTGATGCAACTCCAATGACCTTAAAACTATGGATGCTTTCAAGGTCATTTTCATTAACAGCATAAGTATATTCTGTGAGTGTGGAATAATCTATTAACTCATAACCTCTTCCAGAATCAACATAGATTTCATAAGTCTCAACAACCCCACCATCAGGAGTTCCCCAATCTAACTTAACCGTATAAAGATATTGGCCAGCATTGCACGTCCAAGTATTACTTAGAACTGTCAAGTTTGTGACTTCAGTTGGGGGAGCAACTTCTGTATCAACTGAGATTGAAATCTGTGGAGAATAAGCTGGTAACTCTCCAGTTGATTCAGCATCATAAATTGCATCTGCTTTTTCAACTAATTGTAACTGAGCACTTAAATCATCATTTGGTTGAATCGCTCTTACTAAACATTCAATTGTTATATTATCAACTTCCCCCCAAATTAACAGATCACCAATACCAGGGACTATTCCATCTACTGTTGCAGTAGTTGATGATGTGATAGTCATTGTATCAGTTACAATTACACCAGTGTTTGAATTCCTAAATGTATAACCATAATCAACTCCACCTTCAGTTATAAAACCATCATCTATTTCAATATTACTTCCAGCAACGTCCTTGACTCTCGCAGGCCTTCCACCAGCTTTCATTACATCGTATTGAACTAAAACAAAATCACCTCTAGTACAAACAAGGTTTTCAAAGTCTGCTGTGATAGTTATGTTCTCTTGACGAAGCTTTGCCTGAGCTAACATATAGCGGCCATATCGCCATGCCTGTTCTTCATTAGTGCAAGCAAAGGTATCTAACTCTTCAAACTCAGTCGCAGTAAGAGAAGTATAACCGTCAACATAAACATCGGTTTCTCTTATAGACCAATCTTCATTCCCATCAACATATTTAACTTTAAAACCATGAGGCATATCAGCATAGTTCCTTGATGAGTTAAAGTTAACAGAGTTCCTTGGAGTAAATACCTGAACCGGAACAGTTTTTAATTTATCGATCAGCACTCCATATCTGCCATTGATAATATTGAGTGATGCCTGAGCAGAAGAAGTAACTTGATTGATTAATGTTTGAAGAGTTGCATTGTAATCTAATACAAAACAACTTTTAAATCTTGGTTGTTCAAATACTTTAGTCGGTGGTGGAGTTGGAATCTCAGAGCAAAAGGTTGACCACTCTAAAATGGAATCAGTGTCAAGTCTTGATTTATCTATTTTTCTTTTATTCAACTCTCCAGTTAATAGATCAGCAAATACCCACGCAGGATTTGAAGTCTCTTCCAGGTTCCAGGAGGTTCCATCGTAAACACTAAGAACAGATGAACATATTCCTGATAAATTATTAATTGTTCCATTTAACTGATCAGTCGCTTTAATCCTTAACTCTAGAAACACATGACGGTTTGTTGTAGCAAGTGGATTTCGATCAAACCTAGTTGTCATCGATGCCCAAACCATCTCATCTCTTATTTGAAATGTATGTCCACCATAAGACCTCGTTCTAGTTATTCTTATCTTAACTTGGTCTATTGACTTTGGAGTGAAGCGAAGAGATCCATAAACAAGTTCAGCAGAGTTGCCAATAATAGTTACGATTCCACTTGTACTTCTTGAAAGGTTAAACACGTCTCTTGGTGATGGAGTTGCGTTAATAGCAGTATAAACACTAAACTCAAGCTTAAAGGTATCTTCAAATACTCCAATGTTGTAAGGAAGACCATTATAAAGAGTATAAGTGTAATGAGTAGCATCGAAGACTGTTCTTGTTTTAATCTTGCCAACAATTGTTCCACCGTAAGTAACATAATCATTTGCGTTTATATATCTTGAAGAAACGAAAGTCGTAGATCCACTAGGTAGACCATAGTAATTTGTATAATAAGTAACATTTTCAGTCTCACCATAAAGGCCAACTTCATTTGAAGTTCTTGGAGTTGTACGCAATATAGTATAATTATTATAAAGCATATTAAATGATGAGTTTCTAACAAGCGGATACATTGGAACAGATTGATTACTAACCCCCGTGATATCACCAACCGACGACCAGCTTTCAACATAGTTTTCATCATTAAATGCTTGCCAATTCTCAGTTCCTTCTTCAGCAAACTGAACACTAAGCTCTACAGTTCTATCTGCCCTTGAACCATTAGTTGCATAAGTTGTAAGGCCTCCAGGGAAGGCGACCATTACAGTGATCTCTTGCCTATCACCATCACCACCATCATCTGCTGAACGAGTTGTTTGATACTCAGAAGGATCTGCACCTACATCATTTTCATTAACATTTAAAGTAGCTGAAACATCTATCTGATTAACATCACCTTTATAGTATTCAAAAGTTTTACTTAGATCTTTATCCCAATCACCAACATCAATATCAGGACGATTAGGATCTACAAATCTATAATAAGCATTAAAATAATCATTGAAAGAAGTATCACCAATTTTGATATCAGAGACATTAAGCGGCCCATATCCAAAGTCATAGATTCCATAAAAGTATTGAACTATCTCACCATTATCATCTGTTTCTAATTCTGTATATGGATTAGCAGCAACGATTGGAAACATTCGATGAGTTCCGTAAACCTTTGGGACCGTTCCATACTTATTTGTTTTGTTTGACTGGCCAGTAATTGCATACATCTGTGAATCAGAGTAATCATAATTAGTAGCAGTTCCACCGATGCCAGCATCAGGAGGAGGTATCAAGGCATTAACAAGAAGAGTTGTTCCAATAGCAGCACCAACTCTAATGCCAATAGCAGCGGCCATACCCCAACCACCACCAGCAGCGAGGCCACCAGTGTAAGCTGTGGCAACTGCGATAGCGGCAATGATTGCTACTTGACCTAGTATCTGGCCGAAGTCTCCACCTTTAGGAGTTATCGCTATTAGAACCTGAGAATCACTACTTGGAATAGTATAAGTCCACAACTCTCTATCAATGATGTAACCATCAACAAGTATTTCAAAATATTCTTTTAACTTATCATCATTATACTCAAAGGTTTCCCACACACGATCAAAAGTTTCCTGGAGGTTTTCAGTTCCAACCCTTTCGATTTCGATCTCTTTAGAATTTAGTGCGCTTTGTCTAAATTTGATCATGTCTAAAATATCCTTCTATTCTTTTTTCCCATTTTGCCAGCTTATCGATAACACATCCAGTTTTTTCCATAGTGTGCAAGAAAGAACCTCCATTGATATAAATACCAATGTGAGAAGAGATCCCGTTAATTCTAAACACTATTATATCTCCAAAGCCTGGAGAGTTAACTTGTTTAAATTTTTGCTTTTCAATTTCAATTAATCGTGAAACGTTTTTCTTATCACTGGGATCATCATAAACGATGGCATCAAGATCAAGCATCATGATCTTACGATAGAATAATTTTGTAATCTCCCAGCAATCAAAAGCTGAATAAGGTAAACCTATCAACTCAAGTAAAGAGGCCTGGGAAATTGGTTGGTGTGTATTTTTCACCTGTCATCTCAGTGTTTAAAAAGTCATCCATAAATAGTCTAGCACTAACTGACGTTTGATTATAACTAACGTCTTTTATCTTTAACTCTCCAACTTCAATCTCAACAAAATCTGGATCTGAAGCTAGAATCATTTCAATAGTAACATCAATATAATCAGTAACCGTTCTGATCTCATCGATAAGTTCTAATGAAACATTATCAAAATTAATTTGAACTTCTCTTAACGACTCTCCATCATCTGTAGGGAGAGTGATCTTCATAGGGAAAGCTGAATATAGATTTCCTCTTGAAGTTATATCTTCAACATTGTTAACAAAGCGAAGAGTTGAGAAAGAAGAATGGGTAAGAGTAACTAACATTAAAAAAGGATCATCAGATTCCTGGAAGAACAATTGAGCTAATGCATTATTGGAAAGTGTTCTCATTTAAACTCTCCAAACATCCATAGGTATAACGCTGATAGGTATGAACCTTTATAAATAAAGAAACTAAACTCTTCTACAAACATCGCTTCTATGGGAGCAATCACCCATAGGTAAGGGTAGGACCAGAAGCCTCGAAGCTCACATATGCCATCCTCGACAACCCGAAATTCCATAGGAAGACCACAAATAATACATTTGCCCCAATCGTCCTGCATCACACCTCATCCTTAATTATGTTCATTATTTCTCTTTTTGATTTTTGTCTCTCAGCTTTTTTGTTAATAACTTTCTTAAAATGAGCATCGCAAAGTGAACACCAAACACCTTTGTTGTATTTTTGACCATAGGCCAAATGTTTTGGTCTCTTTTCATTTTTGCAAGTCAAGGCATTTCCTCCCATTGAAAGTTCAATCTAAATATTCTGCCGCCTAGTGGTGTAATTGATGGTTCCTTAATAAAACGGAACTCACTTTCAACCCCTGTCATGGGATGGTCATAATTAAAAGTTTTGACTCCTCCCGATAATGTTGTTTTAAAGAAACTTGAAAAAGTTAAATAATCATCATAGTCCATATTAATGGTACATGAAAATTTATCAATACCTTTCGTAAATCTCTGCCTTACTTTCTCAGGGCCAACATCCATTTTTGATCTAATAATTACCGAACCAAACTCTTGAGTAAACCCAGTTTGATTTAGTAAATCCTGAAGTGCTGATGGAAATACCTCTGCCATTATCTTCCTTTCCTTGTTACGCCATAAACTTCTCTAAAGGTTCGATCAAACCTTCCATCGCCTATAGCTCTTTTAACTTTATCTACTACCAATACATCAATTTGAGTTTCACCATTAGGCCCCACACTCTCTTGAGTTTCAGTTGTTGTTCCACTTGAATTATTAATTACATTAACAACTGTTGAGCTTCCACTTGATGCAACTCCAAGCTTTCCGTTTGCTCCTCTTGTTAATGGCAGTATGGCCTCTGGTCCGGCCTCCCCCATAAGTCCTGCACCGTTGGCCATTGGAAAAAGGGTAGGGCCGCCGACAACCCCACCCGAAGCGAAAGGTATTACATTTCCTCCGTGAAAGGCGTTACCTTTTGCTGATACATTTGCAAATTGAGCACCAGTAGATGTTGTCGATACAGCAGTTGTAAACCCACCACCTCCGGAAGAGAATAGACCGCCAAGTGCTCCTCCTAATGGGCGAACGATTGCTTGTCTTACTGCAATTCTTGCTAGATCATCTAATATAGAGTTAGTCAATTCTCTGAAACTAAACTTTCCTTCTCTAACAAAAGAGACTAACTGATCTTCTAATCCCTTAAATGCTGATCCAATAGACCTTGCGATATCACCAGCGAATGTTCCAAGGCTAGAGCGAAGAGAATTTATACCTGATTCTAATCCGGCCATGGCCTGCTCGCCTAAGTTCATTTTATCAAAGGCTTCAGGTATTTTTAATAATTGTTGATTGTATTCAAAGACTGAAATTTTTCCTTCGTTCATTTTAACAGTCAGTTCATTTATTTTAATTCTTTCAAGTGCTGATGAATAAGCTTCAGCATCAATTGCTCCTGATCTAAACTGAGCATTCAATGCTGCAAGAGGATTTGCCTTTCCACCTTTAGTCGACACACTCAAGTTCTTCATTGAAGCTTCAATGCGATCAAGAATATTTTCAGTTTTTTTCTTTTTCTCTAATTTCTTGATCGCCAATTCAAGATTAGTTATCTCTTGTGTTGTTTTTGCAATTTTTGCAATCGTATCTGGCTTTATAACTGGATCTATTTTCATGCCAGCAAGTTCTTTGAAAAAGTTTATAAACTTAGTATCAATACTATCTCTCCAGGCAAAAAACTCCTGCACAGGTCTGACCAAGTACTTCTTCCAGGCAAGTTCCATTTTCAATAAAGATCCTTCCCAGTCAAGAGCAAGAGCACCTATCAGTGTCCCCACTACAATCAAAGCAGCACCGATACCTGTAGCTGCCAAAGAAAAAGAAAATGCTTTAAATGCCAAGATCATGCTCGGTATCGCTCTACCTACGACTAATGTTGTTAAGGCAATAAAGGCAATTCCTATGGTTTCAAGGTTATCAATAAGTCCTTTTGTGAATGCTTCGAAAGCTCTAGACAAACCGAATTCTTGATTCAATTTATGGATCTTAATTCTTAGAGTATCAATAAGGATGATAGTTGATTGCTCAAAAGTTGTTCCAAGATTTCCTGCATCTTTTTCTATCTGCTGAAAATTTGATGATAAAGCTCCAAGAACTTTTTCGTTAGTTAATTTACCTTGTTCACCAAGAAGCTTTAACTCTCCTTTTGTAACACCAAGAGATTCAGCAAGAAGTCCAGATACTTTTGCGTTTGATAACATAACGGCCCGAAGTTCTTGTCCCTGTAATCTTCCAAGTGATAAGGCTTGAGTAAATTGCAAAAATGTGGAAGCAGCTTCTTGAGCACTCGCTCCTGATAGTCTTAATGTTTGTTGTAGGGTTTGGGTAATACCAAGCATCTGATCCATCGAGAGACCAGTTCCAGCGGTAGCAATTGCAACTCTGTTAAAGCCTTCTGCAATAGTATCGATTGAAGACCTGGTATGACGTGCGACAACTGCAATGTCATCCATTATCTCCGCTGCTTTCTCCCCAGAACCAGCGAAGACTGAAATTCGATCTTGTAATAATTGAAAAGTATCAGCAGTTCGAACTAAAGTTCTAATACCTATCGCAGCAATAAAACCTTTAAAGGCAAGTGCGGCACTACTTAATCCAGATGCCATCTTTTTAGTGCTGCGATTGACACTCCCCATTTGCGTGGCAAGTTTCTTTAGGTCTTTATCGCCCTTAACTCTGACATCAACTATTATTACACGTTTCTGCTTATCGACCATGTTTCCTCTCTTCTTTTCCGTGATGCTCTAGGTAAACATTATCAAGTTTTCTCATTAAATAAAGAAAATCATCAAAATCATCTATATCGTAAATTGTAGCAAATTCTGAGATAGAAGTGAAAGGAATTGGTGCAACACTCATTGTGCTGCGACAAGTATTTAATTCAAAGAAGCTTTCAACATAAAAAACGAAAGGCCCTAGCTCTGGTTCCAGGTCCTTCTCTTTTAATTGCTCCTTCGCCTGTAGTATTGCATAAGAAGCTTCTCGCCCTTCCCAGTTAAGATTCCAAGAAAGCCAAGAAGCTAAGAGTTTCCCAAATCTTCTTTGTAGTTATCTTGACTCGATGCATGTTCAACAAGAGTATCGAGAAGATCAGGAAGCTGACAAAAAACCTCAACTGCTTTCTCTTTAGAGAAGGGAGCGATTTCACCATCAATCTCTATCCCTTCCCAGTCGATGACGCATGAATGAACAAATGATTTACAATAAATAGATCTCTCTTTCTCGTCTGATATTAAGCTCTTTTCAATTGCTTTTGCATAAGGCTTATGGAATTTGGCCATGGCCTTTTTAACTTCTACTGAATTAGATCCACCGAAACGAGCAATCTTGAAGCGAACACCTTCACTTATCTCGAACCAAATTCCTTCGATTTCCATTTTCCGATCTGTCTTAAACGATTTGTCTAGATTAATTTTCATATATGACTCCTTTGATAGTTGGATTTTAGATCAAAAAAAACCCCCCTGTCAAAGACAAGGGGGCTTCATAGGAGTCATAATCACTAGACGTGGATGGCAGCAATTAGGACCTGAATATTTTTAGTGCTGGTTCTCCGTTTGCTCCAACTTTAGCAACACCACTCATTGTAATAATAACATCTTGGTTAATTCCGGCACTGGCAGGATCATCAAAACTTACTTGAACGGCAGGAATAAAGAATGCATAATATCCATCAGCATTTTTAAGTTGAAAACCAATTGAGAAAGATTCTTGAGATAATTTCTTAGCAAGAGTTCCCCAGTTATCATCAGAAAGATAAGCAGAAATAGAAACTTCAATCTGTGCAGTTCCTTCGCTGTAATCTTTTGGAGCAGTAAGGCCAATACAAGTTTGTGGAGTCAGATTATTATTAAGGCTAATATCAACTGACTGAATACAAAAACAAGCTTCTTGAAATATTCCAGTTGCACTTGAAGCAATGAAAGGCATATCGACAGATCCATTCATTGACTGAGAAGTAGCAGGATCATTAATCGTTCTTCCATCAGTCATGAAGTCAGCAGAAGCCTCTACTGGTTCATGATCATTTCCAGAGAGAGAAAAAGAACCTGTTATAATCGCACCGTAAGCAGCACTAAGAGAGAAGCCTGAAGCAATCATGCCTCTATAGTTAATGGCCTTTGTGGTTAGATCAAGAAAAGCTTTTTCCATTGAGAAGGAAGTTTTAGTTGTTCCAATTGAGATCTCATC